TCAATTTAAACCACAGACGGCAAGCGGGTTCAACCTCACCGCATCCTCCAAGTGATCGGGGGCAAAGTGGGCATAGCGCATGGTCATGGCGATGGTGGAATGGCCCAGGATCTTCTGCAGCACCAGGATGTTGCCGCCGTTCATCATAAAGTGGCTGGCGAAGGTGTGGCGCAGCACGTGGGTATTCTGACCGGGTGGCAGCTCCAGCCCTGCCCGTTCTACCACCATCTCGAAAGCACGATAACAGTCGCTGAACAGGCGGCCGCGCTTTCTCGGCAACTGGGCATAGAGTTCGGGGCTGATGGGTACGCTGCGGCTCTTCTTACTCTTGGTGCGAGTGAAGGTGATGCGGTTGGGGGATACCTGAGACTGGGTCAGCTCTTCCACCTCAGACCAGCGTGCGCCGGTGGCCAGGCAGAGTTTAACCACCAATAGCAGATCAGGGTTTTGACTCTCGGCGCAGGCGGCCAGCAGGCGCTTGAGCTCGTCAGGGTAGAGAAAGGCGAGTTCGGCCTCGGCCACTTTGTAGGCCCGCAGACCATCAAGCGGGTTTTCCCCCTGCCACTCCCCTAGCCTTTTCAGTTCGTTGAAGACCGCGCGCAGGTAGGCATGTTCCCGGTTCACCGTATTGGGGGTGACGCCCTGCTTCTCCTGGTTGATGGCGCGTCGGTCGGTAATATCGCCCGAGAGGCGAGCTTCACGGTAGGCGGCAAAATCGCGAGCGGTGAAGTTCACTGCCAACGGATCTCCCAGAGAATGGCACACGGTCAACAGCTTGGACTTGCGGGCCTCACCATCACGCAGACTCTGACCATGACGGCCAAACCAGAGTTCGACCAGATCGGAAAGATGTCGGCCATCGGTCGGTTCCCCCTGCACCTCCAACCAAGGCTTGCCCTTGTCCGGATCCAGTACAAAGCGCTCGAACGCCAGTGCCTCGCCCTTGGTGGCAAACTGCTTGCGGATCCGTGGTGCGTTGGGGTTTGCCTTGCTGGGACGCCCTTCTGGATAGATCTCGGCAAACCACTTGCCTGATATTTTTTTCCTAACTGCCATAACTCTTCACTAGGGGAGACGCATCCAATTTATTGGTTAGTAGATACAGTTGCAGGATTGTAGTTGTAGGCACCTAAAGTATATAAGTTCTTTAGGTCTGAGAGCGTAGGAGATTTAGGCTTCTTCCCACTAGGTATATTCATAAACAATCCAACGCGAAGATTATTAATAATTTCATTCAAGTCGTTATCATAAAGATGCTCAAAAAATGCATACTCCTCCATCAACACCTTAAACTTTGTACTTCTTTCGTAGCATAGACAGTTTATAAAAAGTAAAGCTAGTTCGAAGTTAGATAGCTGAGCCCTTATAATGTTGATATACGTAATTCTGTCCTTTTTAGGAAGGTCTGACTCATGAACGAACTTCAAAACCTGATATAAATACCTAAAATAATGACCAAGCGATGAATAGCACTCACTCATAAATTTATTATACACATGAGATATACTCTCGTGTAACCATTTATCATCATTCAATAAATCCCTACCCTCAGCCGCCGCCAAATAATGGTTATATGCACAATCCGTCAATCTTTCAAAAAGAGATTTAAATCCTGAACCAGTGCTGCCATTTATTGATAGCGATATATTACCATGAAGCGTAAGCATATTAAAAAATGAGCTTTCGAATACCTGTTTCTTCATTGCTTCTGTTTGCTTTTCGAACTGCCCCCCTTGTTCTTTCATCTCCTTTCTAGTGGATTTAAGCTCTGCTGACTGCATTACTATAGAAATAATCACACCCGCAAATGCCAATCCAGAAAACAGCGTATTAAGCGAACCATACAAATCACCTATTTCGCCTAATGTAGGAGAAGTTAATTTACCAATCAGTATATTACCAAACATGAAATCATAATTAATCCATATGGGATAATACCACCACGCACAAAACACAAAAATGAAAGGCAATACACAAATCAAGAATAAGAATAGAATTCTAGATATCACTCGACCAATCGCATAAAGGGCTTTCATTTAACGTTTCCTTTAATGGCTGTTATAACCTCTACAATTTTATTATTTTTTATAACAGCCTCTATCAGGGAGGCACTATTATCATTTTTATAGAGACGCACAGGGTTATCGGCAAAATGCAATATAATATTCTCTAGTAACTTACCACTCATTTCACTATCAATCTGACCGGCCTCATCTTTATAGCCATGGTAAGCCATTGCTACGGCAACCTTGTATGCGTAGTCCTCTCTTAGGCGAGTAACATGGTTAAATTGTTTACCTGAGAACCAGGCCAACCAAACAAGCGGTATTGATATAGAAATTCTCGAAATAATTTCAGCGGTGCCAATTCCATTTTCTGAAAAAACTGTTTCAACAAACCAAGCTCCAAAAACAGCCAGTGAAAGTAATGAAAAAGTAAATAATGAAATCCATCTTATTTCTGGCCACTTTAAGTCATCATGTCTTTTTTGGAAAGCTGATGCCATACCTTCCTGACTAGCAAGCTTTAGAATTCCATCTGCTTTTTTAACCGCATCATTGAATTTATGATTTAAATCAATGTCTGTTTTTTCAAACCTTTCGAAATAATCATTTAACATTTCAGATGCATTATTCTCAAATTGTGACAATAAAAACCTTATAGAATCTTTCTCATTTTCGAATGTTTCACTCATACACTTTATCGTATGATCGACATCATTTATTTTACTTTCAATAGCATTATTCAGCTTGCTCGCTGTGGTACTATTTAATTTTTCAAACGCAGTGAAATATGATGTTTTTTTCGACGCATCTAATAAGTCCTCTAGGTGTTCTTCTGTTAAGACTAAATCAGAAATAATACTATTGAATACATGCGTACTCTTTTCATCATTAAAATTTATTGGAACACCATTAATATGCATCTGTGCATATAATGAATCGAATAGAGATGAGCAATAAGCTGCAAAGCTTTTATCACCGCTAAAAAATCTGTTGAGATATTCTGGCGAGTATATAATTACTTTCATCACCTTACATATCATCTCTATATACTCTAGCCATATATTGTAATACGCTTCATTACCTCCTCCATAAGAGCTAGAAAAATGTTTAAGTTCAAACAGTTCATCTATTCTATGGAAGAGATTCTCAATGTCCGATATAATTACAAATGCAACATCAGGCGAAATATTTGCAATTAAACTCGTAGGACTATCTCTATCATCTTTAATTTTATTTAGAGTTTTTATCGCTAGTGACATTAGAGATAATGTGTATCTTGCCTTACCGTATAGATACATAAAATTAACCTTTTCTTGAAACAGGGCGCATTAGCGCCCTGTTTGTCTTTTTCTAAATATTCTGTGTTCTATCATGACGCCGATGATCTCGATGTGCTGTCGGTCGGAGTGCATGGATGGGTAATCGTCGTTGAGGGGGACAAGCTCAAACACCTCTTGTCCGTGCTCATCGATGCCGCGGGGTCGGTACTTCTTAAAAGTTGCCCCTTCGCTACCGTTCTTGGCAACGACATAATCGCCAGGGCGAGGTGACTCATCAGGGTCAACGATGACCAAGTCTCCTTCATTAAAGATCGGAGTCATGGAATTGCCGCGCAGCCAGAGACCGAAGCCGCGAGGGCCAATATCGATACTGGCAGACACATACTCGACATTTCCATCGAAGGTCGTGGCCTGCTCGCACATCTCGCGCCAGTTGCCCGCTTGCACATAGCTTAGTATCGGGATCCGTTTCCCCGGCATTATCACCGCCGGTTCGACGTTGTGGTATCCAGGGATCGGCTCACTTGTAGGCAACTCAGAGCCAACACTTCCACCACCCAAAAGCCAGTCGACCGTTACCCCCAGCGCTGCCGCTAAGTCATTGAGATAGCGGCCTTTCGGCTGGTTCAAACCAGACTCCCACTTTCCGACCGAAACGTCACTCACACCAATAGCTTTGGCAAGCGCCGTCTTCGAAAGATTAAGAGCCGTTCGTCTACTGAAAATGCGATCACTAATTGTCATCGCTCTAGCTTAACCTCGGCAATCCGAACAAAAGGTTGATCCTTTACCGAAGTTAAGTTAGCCTCACAGTCATCCTAACTTAAGGTCGAAAAGGGCGGTTATGAAGAAAGAGGACGCAATCAACTACTTCGGGAGCGCAGCAGAGCTAGCCAGATCTTTGAACATCTCAGAGCCGGCTGTATCTCGCTGGGGAGACACAATCCCCAAAGGCCGCGCCTACCAAATCGAAGTGCTGACCGGCGGCAAGCTGAAAGCCGATCAGCACCACACCGCGCAAGGTCGCGCGTAACTGAACTCGCAGGAGGCAACCATCCATGATTATCGCCCCCATCCATATCGATACCCCGGTTTGCACGGTCGAGAGCTTCTCCGAGCGTACCGGCTTGACCCAACGCACGGTGGAGAACTACGTGCGGGCCGGTCGCATTCCCATCATGCCCAAGCAGGGCCGTGCTGAAAAAGTGCTGATCAACCTGGTGCTCTACACCCAGCAGGCAATGAATCAGCCGGGTCTGGAACCCATCTCGAAACCTGTGCGCACACCAAGAGTGTCGCGCAAGCTGCGGGATGAAGACCATGTTTGAACAAACTTGCAGCAAACATCCGCACTGGATCAGTGCCTGCCAGCGCTTTGCGGCGAACCACAACGTGGCAGAACTCGCCAACAAGGCAGGCATTAACCCGCAGACCCTGCGCAACAAGTTAAACCCCGACCAGCCCCACGAGCTGACCGTAGTCGAGCTGATTGCACTCACCCAGGCAAGTGAGGGCGATGAAACCCTGTTCGATGGCGCCCTGTTCTGCTGTCGCCTGACGGCCATTGCTATCCCCGAGCGGGAGAAGGGCCCGAGCCTGACCCATCAGGTGATTGACACCACGGCCAAGGTGGCAGGACTCGGCGCGCAGGCGCTGACAGTGGTGGAGAGCGGCCGCGTCACCAAGGGGCAGCGCAATGCACTGGTCGGTGCCGCAACGGCAGCCATGGGCAACCTTGCCCTGCTGATCACCGAGATCGAGCACAAATACCAAGCCATTCCCTCTCTGTCTTGTGCGCTGGATATGGCGCGCATGGCGGCCGGAGCTTAGGAGAACCCATGAGACTGATTTGCCCCCACTGTGGTGCCCGCGCCAGCACTCGCACATCCATCCGGATGAGCCCGCTTTGCGGCATCGCCACTTACCAATGCAGCAATGTGGATTGCGGCCACACCTTCAAGGCGGGGTTCGAAATCATCGCAACCATCAGCCCCAGTGCCATGCCCAATCCGGCCATTGTGCTGCCCATTGTCCCGCGCAGGGTGAAAGAGGTGGCCCAGTGATCCCCTCACTGGCCGCCAGATTCTGCGCCCAGGTGAAGGAGAAACCAGCATGCAACACACCCAACCAGAGCCCCGCAACATCGCCGGTCTGACCGCCGAGGAGCAGGTGTTGATGAATACCGCAGGCATAGCGCTGTTGCGGGAGCACCTAAACAAAGCGGGTTCAAACCTCGACGGTGATTGGCTCAATGCGCCCAAGACCAAGCGCGTTGCCATTTGCGCCATCGCCCGCCAGCCATGGGATTCGCTGATGATGGCGACCCTCTCTGCTCTGCCCTATCAGCAGCGTGAGGCGATCCGCCTTGCGGTGATTGCGCTGGATTATCAGTCGCTGTTTCACAGCGGGTGTGATCCGAAGGTGTGGCACCCGTCGGTGAAGGTGATGCCGGCTGAACTGGCCGAGCGGAAGAAGAGAGAACAGGCCAAACGCCAGCAACTGGATCATGCGGTGCATGTCGCTGGTCAGATTGGCCAAGAAGGCCCGAGACCCATCGGGCACTAAAAAGCCCGCTTAACGGAGCTGCAACTCCAAGCGGGCCTTTATCAACAACGTATGAGGAAGTCGACATGGCAACTTTAGCGATCCCCTGCGCACTGCGCAACCTTCGCATCCAGCAACGCAAGCTGACGGGCCGGTATGGCGCCCGTCTGAGCCAACACCCGGACGGTGTGGCGCTGCTCGAGCGTTCCACCGCACTGGCTTGGGCTTCTCTGTTCAGCCGCATCACCCCCTGCACACCTCAACAAGGAGCCTGACCATGACCGCACAACCGACCCAGATCAATCTGCTCAACCACCATGCCGCCAAGCGCCTGCGCCAGTTGCGGGAACAGTTGAAGCTGAGCCGCCCCAAGTTTGCCGCGCTGCTGGATATCCCCCCTACCACGCTCAAGAACTACGAGCTGGGCTATCGCGAAATTGGCGGTGGCCTGTTCCTGCTGATCGCCAACCACCCGGAGCTGAAACGGCACATCGACTGGCTGCTTACCGGCATCGGCACACCGGAGGTGCAGGCATGAGCAAAATCTTCCACCCCATATCCGAGCAAGAAGCGCTGGCAGAGTTGCCGCGCCTTCAGCAGCGGCTGACCGCCAAAGCTCGCCCTGCCTCTTTTGCTTATCGAAGATCAGAGGGCAAATCCCTGTTACTCCAGGCGCAGCAGTCCTTGCGCTGGCACCAACTGTTTCACCACCTAAACCGGAGGGCCCGCTCATGAGTGACGCCATCAAGATTGCCAGCCAGGCGCCCAAGGTGATCGAAGGTCTGCTGGCCGAGATGTTTGCCGCACGCGCCGAGGATAACCGCATCGCCCTGGGCGCACTCTACTCGGGGGATGAATACATCCAGGTGCAACTGGTGGTGACCAGCAAGCCTGCGGATCTGCTCGATGACGATTTGGTGATGGAGGATGAGGCATGAGTACCACGCTGTTCACCCTGGCCAGCCTGAAAGAGTGGCTAGCCCAGAACGAATCGAAACTGCTGCCGACCGCCCCGCTCTGCTGTGGTGGTGAACTCGGTATCTCGATCCGCATCGAGGCGGGCCATATCGCCATCGATGAGCCGGACTTTCAGGCAATAGATGAGGCATGCGATGAGCAACTTCGAACTGTTTGAGCTGGACGCCCAACAAGAGCTGAGCGAAGCCGGCCCTGCTCATATGCAGCCCACCACACCGGTCAGCCAGCTGACCACCCACTGGTTTGCCGCCCGCGCCGAGTTTATCGCTGCGGGCAGCGATTCCAGAGGCAACCGGGATCAGGTGGCAGAGCTGCTGGCGCTGGGCGCAATACGCACCGTCTACTGGTTGGCCGCCGCCAATGTGGAGTTGGCGCTGGCCCAGGAAATTGCCGAGTGGTGGGCCGAGTGCGCACCACTGCATGGCCAGGGGGATACCATCAAATGAGCCATGGACTGCAATGGGAGCTCACACTCCTGCAAGATCGCTGGCAAGCCACCTACCGGGAAGACGCGGCACGGCTGCGCCTTTATCAGCGGGAGCTGGCCCATGCGCGTCGGCTACCTGCCCGCCCCCACGCCAGCATCAAGCAGTTGCTGCGCCAGTGTGCGGCCGCTCGCCGATTAAAAGAGCATGCCCAAATGAGCGTTCGTGGCTGCCAATCCCACATCAAACAGCTATCCGGTTATCTCTCTGCATGACCAGCAAGACCAAACGCCTGCCGCTGTCGAAAAGAACACTGCGGCATCGCATCGATACCCTTTGCAACTCTCTGCCCGGCGTCAACTTTGACGCCGCATTTGCTGGTGACCGCGGCCAGTACGATCTGATCTGGGCCATGCAACTGCTCGATGGACTCTCCACCGAGTTGACCAAGAACCTGTTCAAGCAGTACATCCGCCGCCGCAAAGATTGCAGCTTTACCCATTGCCGCTCCGCCAACATCTGGTTGAGGGAGCGAACCAAGTGGGTGCGGATGCAGCTCCAGACCATCCCGGTCGACCCGAAACAGATGCGCGATGACACCGGCCGCAAACAGATTGCACACCAGTTCGCCAACCAGACCGCTGCCATTTACAAGAACATTGAACGAGGCATCAAAGAGGGTGCCGAAGCGGATCTGCTGCAGACCTGGGAGCTGATGCGCCAGCCTGCCGACCAGTGGGGATTTATCGGCGAGCTGCCGAAGTTCAAAACCGACGAGGTGCGGGATAACTGGATCCTGAGCGTGCTGGTGCGCCTGCTCTCCGCCAAGTGGTGGGAAAAGCGCGTCAACCGCAGCTGGGACAGGCTGCAGGAGCACATCAATATCCTGCTCGGCAAAGTGCGCAAGGGTGTGTCGGCTTTTGTATCAAACGCCACTATGAAGGTGGTGCGCGAGCGCAAGCGGGCCATGATGCGCTGGCTGGCCGAGTCGGAAGTGGTGAACGAGCGTTATGACCTGGTCGTGTCGATGAAGGATTGCTGGGAGGCCAGCAACGCCAACCCGGTGAACCGCCGCAACGAAATGATGGTGCGGGCACGGGGGTTCAGTGACTATGCCGAGGAATTGGGGCATGTGGGAGTTTTCTTCACCTGGACAGCCCCGAGCCGCTTTCATGCCTGGGCACAAAAGCATAACGGCCAAGCGGTAGAGAACAAGCGATATCAAGGGGCCACGCCACGGGAGACCTGCGCCTATCTGGCCAAACTATGGAGCCGTGCCAGGGCCGCCCTCAAACGGTGGAACGCGCCCGTCTATGGATTTCGCGTTTGCGAGGCCCACCACGACGGCACCCCGCACTGGCACCTGCTGCTATTTATGCGCCCGGAAGATCGCAACCGGGTGATCGGCATCCTACGACGCTATGCCCTGACTGATGACCACGAAGAGCTGGTACGGAATATCAAGGGCGCCCCACCCTTTACCGACTTTACTCCCCGCTTTGACTGGGAGGAAATCGATCCAACTAAAGGTGATGCCGCAGGCTATATCGCTAAATACATTGCCAAGAACATCGATGGCGCTTACCTGGACGATGACGAAGAAGCTGGCACCGCCGCAAATGAAGCGGCCCAACATGCTGTAGCCTGGGCCAGTTGGTGGGGCATTCGCACTTTCCAGCAGATCGGCGGTGCCCCGGTCGGGATATGGCGTGAACTGCGCCGCATCAGCAACGCCAAGAAGAATGCCGATCTGGTAGGCCCACCCAAGCCAGTGCTGCAAGACCCGCGCTTTGAGGCAGCCCGCTTTGCCGCAGATAACGGCATCTTTCGCTGCTATCTGCATGCCATGGGCGGCGCACTGGCCACCCGTGCCGAACACCCCATCAAGCTGGCCCACCTCATCGAGGAGCAGGCCAACAGCTATGGCGAAGACATCAAGCGCCTAATGGGTATTACCTCCGCTCGCCTTGGCATCAAGACCCGCCTGCAAGGGTGGGAAGTGGTACCTGCAGGCACCTATGAGGCCGCCAAGGCCGCAGGGGCTGCCGGTGTGGGTGTGGGTTTAGGTGTTGCAGTTCAGTCGGGCGACAGCCCGGCACCTTGGAGCTCTGACAATAACTGTACGCGGCCGGATCCTGATGCCTTCGCAGACCAGATCATGAGGGAGCAATGGGGGTTATCGCCCTTCTCCATCGACCGATTGCGGGCTGGTGCCAACGTCACGGTGGACGGTTTCAGCCTCTGGTTGGAGAACGGGCAGGTGCAGTCGAGCCGAGCGCTCCCCAGCGAGCCGGATTGGATACAAGATGGTCAGCCGCAAGCCGAACCGGGCCAACCTGATGAATACGCGGTACCGGAAAGCGATCAGGACTGGCCGATGCTGGTTGAGCTGTGCGGAAAGGTTTACCAAGCTCAAGGCCACGCCGGGGCTCACCGCTGGATCGAGATGCTATCCGAGCCTTATCAGTCAGAGATGTGGAAGGTATTGGAGGGGCTGGATACGCCCGAGTGGATGCAGGAACAGGACGACTATAGCGAGGAGTGGATATGAACATGAATAGCGAGCAGACCGTCAACTGGGGAAAAGAGGGGTCAAGCGCATGCGTATAGACAATTGACATATGTTAATAATATTATGATTTTAAAGTGCTTTTCATTTAGCTTTCACAGAGGTAGTGCAGAGTTATATAGAAGTCGACATAAACAAATCAACATTACCTTCCTTCTAATTTATTATTAAGAACAGGGAATTTCCAATGAAAAAATTCGGATGGTCTAGATGGCATGGAATATATAACAGCAACCAATGGAAATCATTGGAACGGTGGGCACTATATAACTTGCATCACCCATCCACTTTGAATGATCTAGCTAAATGCATAGTTTCAAATAACATTAAAAATGGCTTAAACACAAGCGTTGACGTTGAGTCGATTTGGATTGATGGCACTCCACAAGCTATGGCTTATGTCAGCGGTGGCACTGTGAAATGCGAACTCGCAGATCTTCTATATATCGTTGAAGAATACGATCAAAATGGAACTCTTTTAAGCGAAAAAGGGCTTTTAGTTCAAGCCAAAGTAACCCCAAAACATAATAAATTAAATGCAGACAGCTCAACAATGAAAGAGCGTAAGTTATTTGAAAAAATTAACACATCTCGATCTATGACACTATATAGTGGCACAAGTTTGAATTCTAGTAAAATTGGGAGCTATGTCTTAGGCGGAGCAAACAATTTGTTTGATTGCTCTCGTTTTTTACTCATGCCCAAAAAAGTTAACTGGCAAGCGAACAAACCCTATTTGAGGCCATTCCATGTTTGTTGGCCTAAAAACATAAATACATCTTTTATGGGGCACAGTTTAGGTTTACTAGATGCCTTACAATCTATGGCATCAGGAGGTCGCATAGGAAAATCAATAGGTAATCCTAGTAATTGTCAATGGTCAAAGATGGTAAGAGATTTGCAAAACAAGTATAACTCTGTGCAAATGGTTGGTTATAACCAACAATATAGAATTCAATGCTCATCAATAATAAACATTTCGACTGATAACTTTGGCGATATTCTACCAAGTGTGGAACCAAACTATGTGGAGCTAAATGGTGATGTAGGGGGGCCATTTATCTCCACAGTCACAGTACGAATTAAGCAACAACTCAATGAGCGTCGTGAGTAGTATACCTAACAAACGCTTCAAGAAGGACAACCAACGCATTGTGTTTATTTTTTAAGATGGTATGCGTTGGCTTAGGGATTGCGTTGCTCACACCATAGCAGGGCGTTAATTCATGACATGCACTAACAAGCAATATATATGATGGCTCTATCGTGAGAAAGTGGAAAAATAGCTAGGGGTGCTATTACCCCCCAGTCCTTCAGTACCAACTAGCTGGTTGGTGATCTTGGCCGAAGGGCTTAAGAGGTGGCTACCCATCTGTAGCCACATTCTTCATCGGTGCTTTGGTAAAGATGAGGCTTGAAGAACTCACTTCACCACCGGCAGCTTGCCGAGAGCGGTGGTATAGCGGGGGCTTAGTTGGTCCCGTTTCATCATCCACTCCCGGGTGTCGCGGCCGCGTGCCGCGAAGTAGACCTTCCCCAGCCGTCTCTGGTTGATCTTGTCGATGACCTGCATCAGCGCCTCGCTGCGCGGGGATTGCTGCTGTGCGGCGAACAAGTCGCCCTGCTGCATGCTGGCTGGGGTGAAGTCGGCCAATATGACGCCCCCTTTCTGGTAACGCTGCTCGTCGCGCCAGATGCGGGGGAGCAGCTCGGGGATCAGGGCCAGTAGCGCTCGGGTGTCATGGGTGGGCATCGCCAACTTGGTGCTTACCTGGTTTCCGTAATAGGGCTCTCGTTCGATGAACGAGATGGTGAGAATGAACAATGTAATATACCGACAAAAACATACTGCTTGCGCTTAGTCCTAGTAATAAAAGAACAAGGGGAGCGCTCGCCCCTTGTTCAGTAGTTATATTACACCTAACAGTTTAATGGAATTGATTTGAATTGGTGACAGCTACATCGGTACTAACTCTGCACGCATCTTTTTTTATAATAAAGTAGCCCGCCAACTTTTTGCCAACTCGTTGGGATGGTTTTTCTACTAGCTTATGTAAAATCCAAGATAGAAATATACACCCACCAGTCACAATTAAAAGTGAGACCCAAGCTTTCATGCCAAGATCGAGTAATATCCTAAGTGCTACATAGCCAGCGACGCCATGAATCACATAGAGTGGATAGCTTATATCCGCAAGGAAATCGAAGAATTTGTTTGACTTGAAAAAATCCTGATATGCAAATGCAAAAATAAAGGTCAGCAATGCAAATGCATAACTCCACGCCACCGTTATTCCGGCAGCAGCGGGGCCAATGTACCAGTGTAAACAGAAAAGGCAAAAAATCACCCCAATTAATAGATATGCTTTATCTCTTTCAATACGACCACGTTGAACATAGTGAAATACCACACCAATGAACATATAAATAATATATTGTGATACTGTCATGAAAGTCATTGCCAACTGCCATAACCTTGCATCCGTTTCACCCCAATTAGGAATGTACCTATTAATAACAACCGATGCTATAAAAATAAATATCGGAGCTAAAAACACCATGGTTGATTGCTTTCGAAATAGCACAATCAATAGAGCGCAGACAAAATAAAACTTCATTTCAATCTCTAGCGTCCACACTATTCCATCAATGCCTCTTGACCATAAAACATCTCTAACGCCAGGTATGTAATGAATCAATACTTCTTGAGCAGTAAACGGCCACTCCCTTGAAAAATAATGGGAGCTAATTAAAATAGCAACCAACGTAATACTAAAACCGACAATATATGTTGGCACAATTCGCAACATTCGATTGATAGTAAAACCTAACCAAGTTGTTTTTTGCAAAGAAAATGGAATTACGAAGCCACTAATGATAAAAAATAACGCTACACCATATGCCCCCCAATTAAATAATGGAAAAAAGTTTAACAATGAAACATAAATAGGAATTGCATGCGTTTCAAAGGGAAGCATTGGAGCATTTGTTAAAACCTCTACAGCTGCACGGCTTGACCAAAAAACGCCATAATAATGTGAAATGACTACAGCTAATGCGGCAAAGCCTCTTAGAGTGTTTGCGAAATCAATCCTATTGCTTTTCTGGTTTTGCATATGGTTGAAGCAGATAGTGAAACATTCGAAAATAGTAACATGAACTTAAGCACAGTCTTTAACTTTTCGTTGACAAGCATTGCAGCCCTACACGTACCCCAACCTACAACGCTACCGTCAATAACATTTCAACAGCGAAATTTTTTGAACGATAGTGAAGGATCCGAAAAAGGATCCGTTATCCCCCGCGCAGCCAGTGCTGGCGCGGGGAGCCGATACCCGCCCCCAGTCTTTCACCCGCATGATTTTCAACACATAAAGCGCGCAGGCGAGGCGGGGTCCCGATTGCGCGCGCTGGGTGTTGAGGGGCCTTTCGAGGCTGCGCTCAATGCTCGCAGGTGTACGTGAAGGATCTCGGGAGTGTGGTTGCGAAGAGATAGCCGGCGATGGCCTGTAACGCGACTGGTGGGCTCTGGCAGGATGGGAGATCAGCCAAAACAAAGCCCCCTGGGTAGGGGGCTTTGAATTAAATCATGGAGGAATTTGGAGGAATTCCAATTTGAAGATAGCCAAGGTTTTCAGCTTTGCACTGTCAGATCTGACAGTCGATAGGAGGTGAATCGGATTATTTCCTCCCCTGCCCACTCGTTGAACTGCGCAAAGTTCGCCTTCATGCTGTCGATCTCGTTGACGTCAAACACCTGGGCCGCTTTGGTCACATCCCCAAATCCCCCCGTGTTGTTCGGCACCACCCCCATCAGTTGCGGCGGTACCCGATGAGCCGCCAACTGGTCATCCCGGCTCACCCCCTTGATGGAGAGAAAATCATCCTTGGCCGCAATCTCCGCCACCGGGATCAGCTTCACCGAATCCGCCTTGCCACCCGGGGTGTAGAGCAGCAGGTTGCGGAAGTTGCCCGGCCCCTTGCTGTTTTGTAGCGCCGTCTTGAGCGCGGTGATATCGCCCTCGTTCTGCAGGGCATCGCTGATGTGCAAAATGAACCCCGCATGGCTGCCGTTCTCGTAGTAGCGACGGCGAAACAGCGTGGCCGACTCGTTGAGCAGCGCCGAGTTCAGGCTGGCCACGTAGTCGGGGATGCCATAAATCTCCTGATTCACGTCCGCCTCCATCACATGCCCCACATCACCGGCGGGCAGCTCAACCTCATGCCCAGGCCTTGGCACCCACCAATAACGATCCAGGTCGAGGGATCGGCGAGTGTACTTGGCCGGCATCTGGTCATAACGCAGCGTACCCCCCAGCCGGTTACGCACCCGCTGCAGGTGAGCATTACCGAAGATCTCGTAGTCCATCACCAACCCGGTAAAGGCAGCCAGGCTCAGTTTCGGATGAGGGATGAAACAGCCGCGCAAGATATTGCGCTTCACCTGGATGGCCGAGGCATGATGCACCGCCGCCCGATAGACCCGCGCCAGCCCATGCAGGCTCAGGGGATGCTCATACCAGCGGCCGTTATGCATCGACTCCAGGTAATCGAACACCTCCCGCTGGGACAATACCGGGATAGCCTCGCCAAACGTAAACGCCTGCACACCGGCAGGCGAGTTGATCTGCTCACTCATCAGTAAATCTCCATAAAGCCGGAATTGGTGCCGGTCTGCCCCTCAAGGGGCTCGTGTAACAGGGCTTGCATGGTTGCCCAGGCAATATCGGCGTGGCTGGTCTCATCGGAACGGCTGGCCTCGAAGGTGGGCAGCTTGCCGCTTTGGGTCACGGCGCGGCGGATGCTCATAAACGCCTGGGCCAAGTCGGTCCAGCCGCTGTCGAACTCCAGCCGCCCTTTGTTCATCACATCCTGTGCTTTCATAACCATCCGCATCTTCACGTTGGGGTTGTACTGAATGGCGGTCACTGCCGGGTAAAACTGCTTCACCAGCTGATAGACCCCCTCCCCGATCCCGGTGGTATCGATGCCGATATAGGCGACGTTGTAGCGATCGCAGATGGCACGAATGGATTTGGCCTGGGCATCAAAGTCCATCCCCTGCCAGCGGTGGCGCTCCAACACCCGAAACTTGCCACCCGGCACCAGTGGCGGGGCCAGCACCGCGCAGCCAGCGCTGTCACCTTTACCCCCCTTGGCCGGGTCATAGCCGACCCACACTGCCCGGTTGGCCAGCGGCCGCAAGGTGTGGGGCTTGTAGTCCTCCCACACCAGCCAGCTGTCGACCATGCAGCGCTGCAGCGTCGCCAACGGAAACAGGCTCTCGGTGTCATCCATGAACTCGCACATCAGCAGGTTGCGGTATTCATCCTCGGAATACTCACTGCGCAGCTGATCCAGGTCGAACAGGTTGCAACCGCCGCGCACCGCATCTTCCACGGTGACGATCTGCCGCCATTGCCCATCGGCGCACAGCTTGCCGGCAGACAGGTTGGCGTGGCTCAGGTCAATCTCGACCCGGTCGGCCTTGGCCTTACCGCGGTTAAAGTTGGCGCCAGACCAGAATCCATAAGCGGGATGGGAAAGGCTGGAGGGGGTGGAGATGTAGGTCTGGCGCCACTTCTTGTGCATCGCCATACCGGACGCCACCTTGCGGAACTCCAGAAAGCCGTGGATCCAGAAATACTCATCCATGTAGATGTTGCCGTGATAGCTCTGGGCGGTGCGGGCATTGGTGCCGAGGAAGTAAAGGTGCGCTCCGTTCGGCAGCACCATGGGGTCACCTTTGAGCTCAACCCCCTCCTCCTTGGCGAACTGGATGATGTACTGCTTGAACATGTGGGCCTGCGCCTTGCTGGCCGACAGGAAAATCTGGTTGCGCCCGGTCACCAAGGCATCAATGAAGGCCTCGAAGGCAAAGAAGTAAGTCGCCCCGATCTGGCGCGATTTGAGCAGGTCACGGATCCGGTACTCCTGACCGGCCTGATACCAGACCCGCTGGTAATCGAACATGGTCGACTCAAACCGCTCGATGAGCCGTTCTTGCTGCTCGGGCTCCACCACATTGCGCTCGGGCGCCTTCTTCGGCCCCTTGTTGCGGTTGGCCACCTTGGGGTTGAGGTCGGCCTCGTTGCCGCCGTTGCTGTACTTGTTGACCCGGGCGATACGCTCGAGCTGACGGCCCAGCAGGTCAATCTCCTTGAAGTCGCCGCCGCTCTTGGTCTCCTTCATCACCAGCTGGATCATGCGCGCCTCAATGGCGCTATCCACCCGGTCTATCGGTTTGATGTCCTCCCAGCCGTCGCGCTTCTTCCAGGTCGAGACGGTACCCTCCGGCGTTTGCAGCAACTCGGCAATGGCGCGCAGCGGGTACCCCTGAAAGAACAGGTACATGGCCTGCCGTCTGGGGTCGAGATGGGGAAAGATGATGGGTGCTGTTGTCATGGCGCCAGTCTACCCAGCCGCTACCACCCCAAACGCCCCACTGCCAGTGTGTAGCACCACCACACACTGGCCCCGGATTGCACGATCCCGCCACTCACCCAGACCATAACCGCGACATCACTACCCAATTACCAAAGGGATCCCAGCACATGCCTAAGTCCAAATTCTTCCGTGTTGCGGTTGAGGGGGGCACCACCGACGGTCGCGCCATCACCCGCGAATGGATTGAGCAGATGGCCCAGCGCTACAACCAGGCCACCTATGGCGCACGGGTCAATATGGAGCATATCCGGGGCCTCGACCCCAACGGCTTGTTCAAGATGTACGGCGACATCACCGCCGCCAAGACCGAAGAGGTCACCATCGAAGGGGAACAGCGGCTGGCCCTGTTCGTCCAGATTGACCCGACCCCTGAGCTGATCGCGCTGAACAAGAAGCGCCAGAAGGTTTACACCTCCATCGAGATCCACCCCAACCTGAACGAAAAAGGGGCCTACATGATGGGGCTGGCCGTGACCGACAGCCCGGCAAGCCTTGGCACCGAAATGCTGCAGTTCTGCAGCAAGGCCGCGGTCAACCCGCTGGCCGACCGCAAATACCATCCGGAATGCCTGTTTACCGAAGCCCTCGAAACTGTCATCGAGTTTGAAGATGAGCAGGAGAAAGGCCCGGGCCTGCTGGAACGGATCAGCGCCATTTTCACCAGCCACAAGCAGCAATCGACCGCCGACTTCAGCGATGTGCATCAGGCCGTCGAAGCCGTGGCCAAAGAGGTGACCAGCCTCGATACCGACCTGCAAACCAGGTTCAACGAACTGACGGCCCGGCAAACGGCGACCGCCAACGCCCTGGCCGACCTGACCACCCAGCTCGAGCGCCAGGAAGATTTCAGCCACAAGCGCCAGCCTGCCACCGGTGACGATGGCACCAAGCCAACCAACACCGATTTTTAAGGGACCCCGATAATGCGCAACGATACCCGTCAGCAATTCGAGCAGTACACCAGCCAACTGGCGAGCCTGAATGCCGTCAGCTCGGCCATGGTGCAATTCAGTGTCGAGCCCAGCATCCAGCAAAAGCTGGAAACCAAAATGCAGGAGTCCGTCGACTTCCTCAGCATGATCAACATCGTGCCGGTGGATGAACTCAAGGGGGAAAAGGTCGGCATCGGCATCAATGGCACCATTGCCTCTCGCACCGATACCAGTGGCGGCAAGGCCCGCGTCCCGTTCGACCCGACCGGACTGCAAAACACCAAATACGAGTGCGAAAAGACCAACTACGACACCAGCCTCGGCTACGCCAAGCTTGATGCCTGGGCCAAGTTCAAAGACTTCCAGATCCGCATTCGCGATGCCATCGTCAAGCGCCAGGGCCTGGACCGCATCATGATCGGCTGGAACGGCAAACTTGCCGCGAAAGACACCGATCGCGTCCAGTTCCCCATGCTGCAAGACGTCAACATCGGCTGGATTGAGCACACCCGCCATGATGCCCCCGCCCAGGTGATGAGCGAAGGGGATGCGGGCACCGGCCATATCTACATCTACCAGCCCAACAGTGAAGCCGACACCAAAGAGGGGGATTACGGCAACCTCGACGCCCTGGTGTTCGATCTGGTCAACAGCAAGATCAAACCCTGGTACCAGGACGACACCGATCTGGTGGTGATCTGCGGTCGCAAGCTGCTGGCCGACAAATACTTCCCCATCCTCAACGAGACCCGGGACAACCAGAACAAGCTGGCCGGCCAGGTGCTGGTGAGCCAGAAGCAGATTGGCGGCCTGCTGGCGATCCGTGTCCCCTTTGTGCCGGAAGACACCCTGATCGTCACCCGCCTCGACAACCTCTCCATCTACTGGCAGATCGGC